TTGACGCTTCAAATGCAACTTATCAGAGTAAAGAGATTGTTAGGATTGAATCTTTGGATAATTACGATCCAAGATCTCTTAATGGTGATTCATTTATGCAAGGAGGTAATGAATTTCCAATTCAAACCGTAGAAAACGTCTTTTCTTCTTCAAGTCAAGTATATGAGGTAGAATTGTCAAATGGAGCACTTTTAAACCCAACAAGATTTACAAAAATCACTTCAACACTAATTGACGACAAATTATACGTAGATTCTACTTATGAGTTTCCAGAAACGGGATATTTACGTATTGGTGAGATTTTAGTAGAGTATACGGGAAAAACTCTTAATTATTTTAAAGTTAAGGACTTTAATACTACAAGATATAAGATTGGTGAAACAATTTATGATTCTGCATCTTTAGCAACTGTAAAAAGTAGACCAGCTGTATTTTTCGTAATATATGCAGGTGTTGCTGGATTTACTATAGATTCTACTCTTACTTCATATCAAGTTGGAGATATTGGTCAAGTATCAGATATTATTGAAGTAGATGATAGAATTATCAATAGTTGGGATTTTAATGACACTATACCATGTACAACTAGAAGAGGATTCTTAACAGGTATTAATACTGTTTGGTATGAAGATAATTCAACATATGTTTATACATCTAGTATTCCTGACTATAACTTCTTTAGAGATCCACAAAATGATGCAGATCTTATACCATCTGAGGTTTTTCTTGAAGATGGAAAGTATATTAGACAATTCCCTAGAACATTCCAACGTAGTCCAGAAGGAAGTAAAGAAACTATACCAACAAACGAACCTGTAGGATTTTTAATAGATGGAACTGCTATTCTTAGTTGGAAGAGTGCTACAACAATAACAAGGGGTAAAATAGAGAGTATTGGTATAGAATCTGGTGGAACTCATTATAATGTTAATAATCCACCTAGAATCGTTATTGATGTACCTAGAGATGAGAATGGAACAGATCTTTCATTAGTACCTACATCAGGAGCAACTGGGTTTGAAGGAGAACGTGCTACAGCAGAGTTAGTTGTAGATGGATCATTAAAAGAGGTTTATATCGAAAAGGGTGGTTTAGGGTATCCTAGTAACATCAGTATTGATATTATTAAAGATCCTACTGATACTGAGTATACAGGTTTTGATTTTTCACCAGCTTTAGTACAACCAATTGTAGTTGGTGGAGCAATCACAAAAATAAGAATTTTAGATTCTGGAAAGGGTTATACTAAGCAACCTACTATAAGAGTTACCCCAATAATGAATCAACAAGCTGGTGTAGTTGAAAATGCTATATTAAGTGCTTTTGTAACAGGTTCTATTAGAAAAGTCAATATTACAAATCCAGGTAAGAGATATAAACTAGATCCTACTTACGAATTAGTAAAAGGTAGTAGTGCTACTGGATTCGTAACTGTATCTAATGGTAAAATTATACAAACAACAATTATCAATGGTGGAAACGAATATAATAGTCCTCCAATAGTATCAATCAGTGATAATGCTGGTACTGGAAGTGGTGCTGTTATTGTACCTGTTATGAGTGCAGGTTCTATTACTGAATTAAAGGTTATAAACCAAGGTATAAACTATTCAGATCTTGGCGTAACCTTAAGTATTGAAGAACCAGGTTCTGGAGATATATTACTACCAACAGTAACTAAATGGGATCTTCTTAATAACTTTGATGATACACAAATTGGATCATATTATGAAACACGTACTGGATTATTTTTATCAGGTGATAGGGTTATTGTGGAGGATGGCCAGAGTAAAATTGCTAAAAAACTAACATTACTAGGACCTCCAAGAGATCAAAGTTTAGGGTTTAATTTCTCAGATCCTACACTACATTCTCCAATTATAGGTTGGGCATTAGATGGTGCTCCAATATATGGTCCTTTTGGATATACTAATGCACTTAGGGCAGATGCTGCTCAGATTTCAAAAATGAGAAGTGGATATAGAACATTATCATCAGGAGAACATACTAATAATAATAATCGTATAAGAAATGATAATACTGCTTATGATGGTCTTAGTAATTACGGTTATGGATCTTTTTCACAAGATTATATTTGGAGTGCATCAGGTGCTGATTTAGATGAACAGAATGGTAGATATTGTGTTACTCCAGAATATCCTGATGGTGTATATGCATACTTTATGACTTTTGATAGTACAGGGTTTATACAAAGTGGATTTCCTTTCTTTGTAGGTCCTAAATTTGCAGGAGTAACTTATAAAGATTTTAATGACTTAGAAGTTGTAAATATTGACTCTATTAAAGGTGTTAAACGTTACGTTACTAAAGATTCTACTTCAGTATCAAAATCTATTGACCAAGGTGCTTTTAGTGTAAAATCAGTACCTTCATCTGCATTAGCATCTCTTGATTCTATTAATATTGTGTCAGGTGGTGATGCTTACAAAATTGGTGATGTTGTTAACTTTGATAACAGTGGAACAAGTGGATTTGGAGCTGGTGGATTTGTTAGTGTATTAGATGGTAAATTAGTTACTAGTGTTACTGCTACACTTTACGATTATCTTGAGTACTATGATGAGATACAACACTTTACATCTGGGCAGACAATAAAGGATGGTGCTGGATTTGAAGCAACTATACACAGTGTAGATCAAACTAATAGAAGAATGTATCTTAGTGGTGTTACTGGTACACCAATAATCAATGATGAGGTATATGATACTGCTTTAACAGTAGATGCTACCAAAGTTGGAGAATTAGCAGGTGATGATATAGACAGTATCTCTGTTAATGCCAATATTATTACAGCATTACTAACACAAGATATTACTAGTGTAGATACCTATTTTTCTGTAGGAAGTTTTACTAATGGAACTATTGCTGATTTATTTTCAACAACAGAAAGAAAATACATTAAAATAGATGATGAGTATATGAAAGTACTTAAATTAGGTACTGGACATATATTTGTAGCAAGAGGACAAGCTGGTTCAGTACCTGCATCACATTCAACTAATGCTATTATAACACTATGTGTTGCTATAGAAGTGTTTGATAGTTCTCCTTTTGTTATAGGTGATGTTGTACAAATTAATAGTGAAAATGCAAACGTAGTTGATGTACAAATTACTAAAAAAGATACTTTCTTAAGAACTAGAATTGTAGATGGAACTGGAACTACTTCTGGTACTCAATATTACCTATACCTTAATAGAGTATTACAAAATATAACTGGTGGAACACCATCTGTTGTTATAGATTTAGATGGTGATAGTAATATACAAGATTTAGTGTTTGATCAAGGTACATTTGATTCTAGTCCTGTAGCAGAGATAGTAGCAGGTGTCACAACTTATGATCCTACTGCAGTTGTTAGTGATAACATTACTATACTAACTTCTACATATCAACATTTACTTATAGTAGAGAGAGGTACTTTTGGAACTACTGTTGGGCAACATTATCCTAGAACTCCAGTTAGTAGATTAGGTAGAGTTTTTGCAAAAGTTGGAAAATATGAACAAGATAGAACATTAACTAGAATTATTGCACAAAATAATGGATTAACGGTAAATGACGATATAACTATACAAGCAGCAACAGCATCAGTAAATAATCTTAATTTAACTCTATCAGGAACGACATTCAGTGCAAGTGATTTTACTTTAAGTAATGGTAACTATTATAAGACATTCTATGAAGGATCATCATACAAATATACATTAAACGTTAATAGTGATGAATTTGATATATCTTTCTTTAGTCCTGGCGATGCTAGTAAACAAAAACAATATTTTGATGTTAATGTTAATAAAGTTCTAGATGCGTTTGGTAATCTAGATTCATTTACAATATATCCAGATTCTTCTGATTTAACAGAGTATGTTTTAAGATTTACTAATTTTACTGCTAATACTGTTGTTGATGTGCATGTAAGCACTTTACCAGAACCAATTAATGGTGAGTATAAGGTAGTTAATGCTAACACTGCTAATTTTGAGATATACACTCCTGAAAGTCCTAGTGCATTTATTAGTGGTTATAATGGTAATACATTTAAGTATAGTACAACTTCTCCTTTTGCCACAGGTCCTATAAAAGTTGCTACTATGACATCTGGTGGATTTGATTATGATATATTGCCTGGTATTACTGGTGTTACCAGTGATGCAGGTTCAAATGCAATATTAGAACCTAAATCTGATAGTGTTGGTACTATACAGTCAGTTCAAGCACTTAGTTCTGGATATGGGTATAATCCAGCATCAGATAATAAACCAAAACTAAGATTTCCACAAATATCAAAAATATCTGAGAATTTTGTAGTTTCTGGTGTATCAATCACAGATCCTGGTGAAGGATATATCTTTACACCAAGAATTGTTGTTAGTGGTGGTGGATTATCTGTTGGAGATCCAAGTCATGTCAGATTGAAACCAATAGTAGCAAACACTAAGGTATTAGATTTAGAAATTACATTTGAAGGTATTAGATATTCATCTGCACCTACATTAGATATTGAAAAGTATTACTTTACTACTCTTAACACTAGTGGTGATCTACAATTTAAATTTAACTTTAAAGAATACTTTAGAGATAATGATTCTTATAAGATAAGGGCATATTATACAGATGTAGTAGATCAAGTTGAAAGATATGTAGAAAGTGGTATTTTCTATGCATATATTGACACTATCACTATGAAGAACAGATATACAAGTAATGGTACAGATTATGTTGATCCATTAAGCACTAATGCTGTTGGTAGTGGTGGTGCATTTGATAAAGCAATTATAATACCTGCAGGTCAAACTGTTCAATATTATCAAGTAGTATTATTAGAAAGAAAAGCAACAGCAACTACTACTATTGTAAAATCATCATTTATTCCTAATGAAAAAGTTATTATTGGAGATTCACGAAATAGTATAACAGATGAATACTTTGGATATATTGCAGCAAATAAAGGATGGCAACCTAATAGTTCTTTAGTTAGATTAGAAAACTCAAATAAAGAAGTATCAGTAGGAAATGTATTAGTAGGTGTAAACTCAGGTGCATATGGTTTTGTAGGTGAAGCATATGCTGCTACTACTGAGGTAGTCCTAGATTCTGTAGTAGAAACACCAAAACAGTTTTTAGACACTAAATCACATCTTGGATTTGGAGTTTATAAAATACAGGATAGTTTAAGATTCCAAAAGTTTGCTTATGAGATATCCTCACAAACACCATTTATTCAATGGAAAGAAGGATATCAAAGGGCAGCACATCCTGCAGGTTATAAGATATTTGCAAACACTGAAATAAAAAATAATGCTAAGAAAACTGTTAATGCTGAAACTAAATTAAAGATTTCTACTGACGTTAATAGTATTGTTAGAGTGAATCAGAAGTATAATTACTTCGTTAGTAGAAGTAAAGGATTTGATGAGGTTAATATTCTTAATAAATTACTTACTGACGTTAAAGATATAAAAACATCTGTTGTTGCTGTATTTGATGATATATCAGATCAATTTGATGGTGTAAAAACTGCATTTGAACTTAAAGTAGTAAATCCAACTAAACCTACTGAAAGTAATGGTGATATCAATTATATTGAAGGATATAATGTAGATCAGATGGTTATTATACTTGATAATATTGTTCAAACATATGGAACATCATGGATTATAACTGACTCTGATAAAACTCTTGATTTTACTGAATCTGTAAAAGATCTTGGTGAATTAATGCCTGCAGGTGAGACATTAACATATAGACAGTTTAATGAGGATATGGTTATTCATAACTTCAGTACAACACAAACTACTACATTAACTGCTGGCACTAATGTTTTATTAAGAGATTCAACAGGTAATCCATTCCCATTCTCAGTTTATAATCCTTCTATAGATGAAGATAATTGGTTAGTTACTATTGATGGTGTTTGTCAGTTAAAGAGTAGTTTTACTATTTCTGGTAGTAATGATGGAGAGATTTCATTTAGTGAAGACCTTGCAGGTGGATCTCAATTAAATGCTCGTTATTTAAATGGTTTCTTAAAGAATGAATTTACTAGTGGTAATGTAACAGCAGCAACTGCAGTTACTTTATCCAATAAACCAACTAGTTCTACTTCTAAGGAAAGTTACTTTGTATGGGTTGATGGTGTATTACAATCAACTGATGATTATGAAATAGATTCAAGTAAAGATCTTGTATTTGATTATAGTTTCTCATATGACAATTTAATTGTTATGATAGATCCTTTAGGAGTATCTTTAGAAACATCTACTCATGGAATCATTAATAATCAATATTCTTACAAAATTGAAGATGGACAACTTGTTATACCAACTGGTACTGTAATTAACTCTAAAGAGTATCTTGTAGATATTGCAGGTGTAATACAAACACCAGATATTGCATATAAGACAATAACCAGTGGTGTTAGGAAAATTAACTTCTTTGAAGCACCACAAAGGTATGTAAATCCTGATTCAATTGTAGGTAGACAGTTTGTAGGTATTCTTTATAGAAGAAGGGGTATTGGTGATCAAACTACTATTAATGGTCAAGCAATCAGTGCACCTGACCCAATAAACTATCAGTTTGATGATGTTAGTAAAAACGTTGTTATGGTCAAGCAAGATCCTATAGATTTTGTTGTTGGTGACTATGTTGTAACATCTACATCTTCTGGAAGAATTGCTAGGGTAGTTAGAGAAACTAATCGTAAGGTAGTTAACACAGGTATTGTATCAACAACAGTTGCTAATGCTGCCACATTTAATCTTACTTTAGCAGATATAATAGGAATAAATGTAGGAGATAGAGTTAAATATAATGCTTCTATAGGATTAACCAGTCCTAATGATGATGAGTTAGAAATATCAGCAATAGACAATGATCCAAATTCTGGTACTTATAGACAGGTAACATTTACTAATATTAGTGGTGGTAGTTTAACTCTTGTCGTTTTAGACCTCAGTGCTATTAGAATTAACCATTATGAGTTATGGGTAGAGGAGTTAGAAACAACTAATGCCAATAGAAACCTTGCTTTTGCTTCAAGTGATACATTAGAAAGTGGTGTTGTATCTGCTATAGAATCAACTACTGCTACTACATTAAATGAACCATTTGGTTTATTAACAGGTGAAACTGTATTTACAGTAACAAGTGCAACTGGTATCACTAATGGTGATTACTTAGTAATTGATAATTATGAAGTAGTTAAAGTTACCAATGTATCAACAAATGATCTAACTGTAACTAGAGCACAATTAACTAGCAGTAATGATAGAGTATTTGCAAATGCTAGTAGTGTTCAAAAAATAATTCCAAGAACCCTTACTGTATCTAACTTCTACAGGGGGTTTGATGGTGACAAAACAATATTTGAATTGAAGAAAGATGGTGAAAGGGTAAACATAGCAACTGGTGCTGAACTCTTTATCATTATAAATGGTATACTTCAAAAAACAGGTACGTCATATACACTTGCAAAAGTAGATGGTGGTCTTTCTACAGAACATACTACAATCAATTTTACTGAAGCACCAGAGGATGGAGTATCATTTAACTGCTTCTATGTTGGTGAATTAGAAGCTATTCAAGATATGTCACCATATTTTAATGGTATTGATACTGTATTTGATTTAAGAAGCACTAATGGTGAGATATTCAGTTTGATTCATAAAGCAAAACCAGAAACTAATATAAGTGCTAACTTACTATTGTTTATTGATGGTGTATTGCAGATACCATCTACTGAACAATTCGGAAGACCTCAAGCATATCCTGATTTAATTACAGCATTTACATTACTTGGTAGTGTGGTTGAATTTACTTCTACACCAAGAGCAGGATCTGACTTTGAAGGATATATATTTGTTGGATCACCTAATGATTTTGATAGTATTGATATTGATGCTGTAGTTGAAGCAGATGATGTTATTATTCAGTCAGATGAGATAGAACCAAGGATAATTAACAATATCACTAGTTCTACAACTTTATCTGTAGATGACTCTGCAGGTTTAGTGTTAGGTGCTAAGAGTATAGATGCAACACCAAATGGAACAGATTGGTTTAAAGCTGATCTACATAAAAAGGCAAGGATAAGAGAATCCTTACGTGCTAGAAGAACTTTAAAGTCAACAGTTAGTGGATTTGGTAGTACATATTCTCCATATCCTTTATCTACCAAGGTTTGGTATGTAACTGCTATAACTAAAATGACTTTGAATGATATATCATCAGATCTTCCTAATTCACCTAATGATGATAATAATGAGTTTACTTTAGTTCTACCAGCTACAGATAACTTTGGTATAAGGCATATTAATTGTACATACAATACATTTGTGCCGAGAACCAATAGTACGGTTGATGAGTTGCAAAGTGTGAAGATTGGTTATGATGTTCCATTTGATCAAATAGTTAAATTAAATGCTACTGCAGCTGGTGAAACGTTTTTATCATCAACTGTAGGTGGTACTAATGGTGATGGTAGTATTGAAACTGTTGATGGTACTACTATATCCTTTAATGCTCAAGGAGGTGCAGTTAAAACTGCTACTTTAGTGAGATGGGATCAAGCAAATAGATTATTATACGTTAAACTAGAGGATCCTCAATTCCCTATTGATCAAAATATATCTACTATAAATTCACATGCAGTAGATGTTGATGACCTTGTAAATGAATATCAAACTGTAGCAACTCACATAGTTGATGGATCATCTAGCACCTATGTAAATACAACTGCTAACACTATAACTATTTTTAGTCATGGATTTACTACTGGTGATGTGATCTCATATAACAGTGATGGTGGTACAGCAATTGGTGGTTTAGATGATGCAACTCAATATCATGTAGAAGTAATTGATATTAATACGATAAAATTAGCAACGTCTAAAACGAATTTAGATGCTGATAACTTTATCTCTCTAACCAACGTTGGTGTTGGTCAAGAACATTTGTTCTTTAAAGTAGAGTTTATTTATAATTTCTAGTCCTATAAATAAAAAGAAACCCGTCAGACAATGGCAGCGATTTTAACTGATAAATTTAGAGTAGTATTTGCTGAAAAGTTCAAAGATGCTATAGCTCTTAAAGAAATACCTGGTATCTCAGGTGTTTCGGCTCTTCCTGCGTCTTCGTTGGCAGAGGTTTGGTTGTTTTTTGCAAAAGCAACTGGTTGGACACAATTTGACGGTACTCCGACCAACATAGCGAGTGACCCTATAGATAATCAAAGTTCAGATTTTAAGATATACGATCAGATAATTGGTTTAAAGAGAGTTACTTCAGCAGAGATGCGTTCTGTTATTAGAAATAATAAGTGGGCAACTGGTAGTGTATATGACATTTATCGTCACGATTATGGTGATGTTACTAATGTTGTTGGTAATGTAAAAACTTATGTTCAGTCAAATAACTTTGAACAGCATTTATATGAAACTAATTTCTATGTTGTAACTTCAGAATATAAAGTTTATAAGTGTTTAGATAATAATGGTAATGGAGAATCTACTTCAGAACCAACATCTACCTCTAGTGCACCCTTCACTTTACCTGATGGGTATATTTGGAAGTACATGTTCACTGTAAATGCAAATGACTTTGAAAAGTTTAAAACTGATGAATATGTTCCTATACCAGAGGATAGTGCAATAGATCCATCAAATGTAATATCACCAGCTGCTAACTATGGTGGTTCAATTTATAATGTATTGATAGACGCTGCAGGTACTGGATACTTAGCAAACACTGAATATGATATTATTGGTGATGGTACTAATGCTAAGATTAGAATTACATCTACTAACCAAAGTGGTGGTATAACAGGAGTAAAGGTAGTCAATCCTGGTCAAGGTTATACATATGGTCAAATTAATTTATCTACTGGTTCAAATGGTATACTAAGAACTGTTATTACAGGAAAGGAAGGATTAGGACAACTTATAGGTAGAGAATTAGGTGGTTATAGAATAGCAATGCACGCCAAGTTGGAAAAGGATGATTTCCTTTTTGGTAATGATTTTCATATTGTTGGGTTACTTTATAATCCGATTGTCAGTACATCTTCTGGTATTGCAATAGGTACAAAGCAACTTAAGATAACTTCAGCATTATCTTCATCTACTGATGGTACATATGACGATGCTAAGATAGAGGGTGCTACTAGTGGTGCTACTGGAAGAGTTATACATTATGAAAGTGGTAGTGGTGTTTTCACAATATATTACACTCAAGAAAACGTTTTAGAATATGGTCTAACTAATACAGGTACTAAACCTAACTTCGTTGCTGGTGAGAACGTTACTATTACACCTATAGGTGGAAGTGTTGAACAGAAAACTGTTGATTCTGATGCATCTACTGCAGTAAAAGATTCAGAACTGACAAGAGGTTCTGGTGAGATCATCTACATAGATAATAGGGCTACTATTTCAAGAGCCGACGACCAAACAGAAGATTTTAAGATTATCCTAGAGTTCTAAAATGCCTCAGTCCACAGATCTTAATACACCTCCATACTTTGAGGATTTTGACCCTGATAAGAATTTTCATAGGGTGCTATTTCGTCCTGGATATCCACTTCAGGCTAGAGAACTTACACAATCACAATCTATCCTACAAGATCAGATAGAGAAGTTTGGAAAGAGTATTTACAAAGAAGGAGATCAGGTAGTTCCTGGTCAAGTTGGTTTTGATTTACAGTATACTGCAATATTAATAGAAGAAGAATACTTTGGTATACCTAGTAACGCATTAGTTGCTACACCCTCAGGTTCAACTACACCTTATATCGTAGGACAAACAATTGTTGGTAACACTACAGGTGTTAAAGCAAAAGTAGTTAATGCATTAACTTCTGAACAGTCAGAGAAGAGTAAGACGACATTATATGTAAAATATATTTCTGCTGGTACTGCTAATACTAGTGGTACGTTTGCTGATGATGAAATTATATTAGCACAGGACTCATTTAGTATTGGAACTACTGTTATACAGGCAAACACTGACTTTGCTAAGTGTGTCAGTCAAAGTGCTTCCTATGTAGGATCTTCTGCTAAGATTACTGAAGGTGTTTACTTTGCAAAAGGACATTTTGTAAAAGTGTTAGAACAAGAGATTGTTCTGGATCAATTTAGTACAACCCCTTCATATAAAGTGGGA